GTTGCTGCACGCTGTCTGAATTCTTCTGAGAGTTCTTCACCAGCGACAAGAGCGTCAACATCCTCAGTAAAGTCGTATTTGGTTTCAGCGATTGTTTCTTCGCCATCTTCCTCTACGTCCTCCATTTTAGCGGATGCGTCACTAGGCTTAGTCGAGAGCGACTTATGACCTTCATGCTTCACTGCACCTGCAGCAGAAGCGCCAGCGTTTTTGGTGCCCTTAGCACCTTCTTCGGAATCAGAGGTTACCGTGATCACCTTCTTTGCACCACCTTTAGATGTATCAATTTTTTCGCCAGGCTTAGCATTCTTGGTGACGGGATCAGAACCTTCGGTCACTTGCTCCATGTTATCTAACTCTTTATCGAGGGATTCAGACATTTGATCTACTCCGTTTAGCATTTGTGTTTGTCTATGTTTATTTATAAATTACAAACTCTTTAAAAATGCTGCAAACGCGGAGATTTTACGCTCTTGCAGATTGATAAGAGTTGCTTGATCAATTTCATCTTTGATTTCTGCAACTGCAGATTCTTTTAAGATGCCATTTTCCCATACCCACTCTTTACCTTCCATGATTCCATCAACAAAAGCGTCAGGAGCAGAAGGATCTGCTACAATATCAGCAGCAGTAGCGAGCATGAAATCATCAGCAACTACATTGCAACCTTCTTTTTTGACGAGAGAACCCATTCCGCGAGATGAAACGCCGAGTTTTACACCCTCATCAAGAAGAGATTTTGCAATGTTACCCATTGGAGTATCAAGGATCTGTGCCTTACCAATAAAGTTATTGCCTTCTTGATTAAGAGAAACAATTCTGTGGGAAACACGATCTAGGTTAATTGAAGGACCATCGGGATGACCCAACTCACCAAGAGCACGACCTTTCTGAATGTAACTCTCATCATATTTAGCAACTTCTCGTGCTAATGTTTTTACAGGATACATTCTGCCATTGCGGTTTTTGACCTCCGCTTGAAGAAATACTCCTTCAATAAAATGGCGTTTCTTACCTTCGTTTTCTTCGGTAAGAAAATCTACGTTAAGAATTTCTTCACTGATCAGTTTCATCTGTTGTTTCCTCTTCTGGTGTGTCGGTTGTTTCTACTTCACTCTCACTTTCTGGTGGATCTTCAGGTGCTCTACCATCAACTTCTACAGTCTCTGGTTCTTCAGTGCCATCAGGAAGTTGATCTGCAACTTGATCCGCAGAATCTTGAGCGGTATCATCTAAATCGAAACCCATGGTTTTTGCATATTCGAGTTTGCGTGCTTGAATAGCATCATAGGTTGCAGAAGCTAAAGCATCATTAGTCAAATCGACTGCTTTAGATTTCTCGTCACCAAAAATACGATCAACAATTTGTTTTGCAATGTCAGAAGGCATGATATTTATATAATAATATAGTTATTTATTATTTAGAATTCGGCACGCTTTAGGTCACTACTATCAGGACCTTCTGCTTCAGCAGGTGGTGCTACTTGCCCTGGTGCTCCTGCTGCGGGATCGCCAGCAGCCATAGCGGGATCCATTTCTGCCATAGGATCAGCAATAATACCTGCTTCCATTTCAGATTCGATTTGTTCGTCAATTTCTTTGATCTCCTGGTCAGTTTGCTTAAGGACCTGACGGCGCATATATTCTACTGAGAAATACTTACCGACGAAAGGATCCATAGCAGCAACTTGATTCATACGCTCATTGCGAATTTCAATCTCCTTCATCTCGGAGAAATAATTATCTGCAATGTAATCAAACTGCACATGCTCCTTCATTTCTTCCCACTCTTCCAGTGTGATGACACCTTTGAGCACTAGTTGAGTTTTCAGGAGATCAGTAAACAATTCCGAAAAACGCTTACGGAGACGTGCAACAAACTTTTGGAATTTAACTTCGTCACGAGTGATCTCAGCAGCACGACCGATATTGAAAGTCGTTTCTGTTTCTAAACGCGAACTAGGAACGTTTAGTGCTTTATAGAGTTTCTTCTGGAAATACTTAACGTCTTCCAACTCACCTAGATTCTGCCCTCCAGGAAGAGTTGTAATCTCGGTGCCACGACCACCTTCACGGCGAGGGAGCCAGAAGTCTTCCAGCATGGACATAAACTTCTTGTCATCCTTGATCTCACCCGTGTTAGCATCATATACAAGTTTGTTACGATAGCGACCCATAACTTCACGGAGATATTGCTCCGCTTTATTCTTGGGAAGATTACCAACATCGATGTAGAAGATTCTACGCTCAGGTGCTCTACTCAAACGGTAGATGACCAGAGAGTCTTCAATCATTCTCAGTTGGTTGACTGCCTTAATCGCCTTATGCAGGTGACTAAGAGTCATGTTTTTATTTAAATCTTGAATGCCACTATGGACATAACAAATAGAATCGGGTGCGATCTTAAGACCTTGAGTTGTGGAGTTCTTTAGACCCTTTGGATCATATAAGAAATACTCAGCTGTCTTAGGAGATAATTGTTGATTGAGTGGAAGACTTCTTAATTGCTCAGGTCTCTTCTGCTCAGTCTCTGAAATTTTACGAATCTTGCGGGGATCGATATATCTCAATTCGATCAAACCTTCGCGAGGATTCTCTGGATTAATTACCTTATGATAAAATAATCTACCGTCTACATACCAACGGCGGAAAATTTCATAAGATCTATTTTCAAAATCTAAGAGTCTCAAAATTTCGTGAAACTCTTCACGCATTAGTTTCTTAATTTTATCCGATGCCTTTAGATTAGAAAGTTCTAATTCAACAGGCACATCATCAAAATTACCACAAATTGTCTCATTGACGATATCGTCAACTGCACTATCGCACTCTGGTTGCAATACCATCTCTCTATAACGAGAGATTAATTGATACTCATTACGAACAGTGCCATCAAAATCCACTGTATAACCATAGTAACCACCACCCGATACGGGTTGTGATCCGTCTAGGTTATCTTTTTGCACGAAAGAAGGCCCCTTGGGGACCTTCTTTGCACGCTCTAGTGAAAAACCAAAGAGTTGAGATGACATTATATTTTAAATCTTAGTCCCTGATCTATTTATCAGGGATAAAAATCACTCTCCGCCAGTGGATCCAACAGGAGCCCAATACTGGACTTGTAGCTCAACTGTAAACTCTTCAATAGCATCGTTGTTACCGAAGTCAAGATCGATAGCAGATACGTTACTAGGGAATACGTTGTAGAATTTATATGACTTGAGGATTTTGGGATTCTCAGAATCCGACTTAATGTCTCTAGACAATTGATGGACAAGCATATCAGCGAAGTAACCAGTAGAATCGGTTGCATCACCCAAGGTGCCAGCAGCAGTAAAGTTTTCGTTTGCTGCTTGAATGCTGTTTGCCCAGAGCTCGAATGCATTACGCATGGAGAATTTGCTGTCATTCATGACAGTGATTGTCCAAGGCTCGAATGTGCGGTCGCCAGCAATCTTGAGGACTCTACCTCGGAAAGGCACTTCAACAACACCGATCTGAGATGCGGGTAAATTTGCTGCTCTAACAGTGAAGTTACCGAAGGTGGAGAGATCAGAAGAGATCCCAAGAGTTGCAGGGAAGTTTAAATCTACCTGAAATAGATTAGGTCTAGCAAAGTCGTTAACTACGCTAGCCTTAAAGTCATCAATAGTTCCTCTAAGTGCCATGGTTTTTAAGTATTCCGTCGTTAATATTTATGAAATCAAAAAATTTCAGACAAAAAAAGAGACCCCGTAGGGTCTCTTGTGTTATGTAAATGTAATCAGGAAGCGACTTCTTCAAATGCAACACCAGTTCTGGTTGCGATGAAGGTTAGAGTAATGTAGTTAATCGTGCGCGTGGGTTTGACATAGATCTCAGCGTAGAATTCGCCACGATCTACAGACTCGGGAGGATTGTTTTCAGCATCACACTTGACAAGGAAGTCAGTGCAACCACGACGACCTTGGACATCACGGAGATAAGGCTCAACGATGTTGAGGAAGAGGTTTCTCTGTGCTTCATCGTTTTGCTCGAAGAGTTGAGTCTTAGCAGCAGTGCCGATAACTCTCTCGATTACAAGGAATAGGCGACGGACGTTGATGCGGTCGAATGCAGAAGCAAAACTTTGACCAGTCTTATCACCAAAGAGGACGATGCCTTGACCAGGGAATGCAACAACAGGGTTAACTCTATTTGCATAAAGTGCGTCACGCTGAGTCTTATTGGGAGTATATGCAAGTTTGATTGCATTTCTCAAGACACCGCGAGCGAAACCTGCGGGAGAATACCAGGGTTCTGCAACCTCAGTAGTCTGGACGCAAAGACCAGCAATGTCACCGTTACAGGGGACATAACGATAAACATCATTATACTTATCGTAGATATACTTGTATCCAGAATCAAATACCGCGTAGCTGGAAGAGGGAAGTAGATCAAAGTAATCTACAATATTGTTGGTGATTGTTGTGGTATTGCTGATACCGATAACATCACCTCTCTTGGGAGAGAAGAATGCCATGCAATCACGACGCTCAGCAATGAGATTCATTAAAGTGGTTGCCTTTGCAAGTGCTTCCTCATTTGTTGCACCAGCAGGACCAGAAAGAATGAAGTCAATTGTTTGAGACTCGGGGTCTGCAACGAGATCATATGCAGATGCAATGTCACTAGTGCTTAGAGAAAGTGTGCCACCAGGAGCAACATAATCAGCACCATTTGTAAGACGATAGTAGAAAGTTGCATTATTTCTACTACCAACGGTTGTAGCACCAAGAGGATAGTTTTGTGTGCCAGTCGCGCTACGAAGCAGGTTGAAGTTTCTGTTAGCAGATGTACCACCCCAGTTACCAGCAGCAGCGTTTCCTGCAGTGCCTACAAATCCACCAGTTTCATGCTTACCCCAATAAATGTAGTTGGACTTTTGCTTGAGGATTTCTTTGTAGTAATTAACTTCACCAACAGAAGTCTTAGCATCAGATGCCTTGGAAAGACCGATATATCTTTCTAATACTGCACCAGGAGTGCCTGTAATTTTACCGTCGATGTCGAGGATGAGGATGTGAACCTCATCATTATGACCACCAACTGCATCAACAAACAGAGATGTGCCAGGACGTGGGGCAACATTAATCCACTTTACACCAGGAAGATACTCACGCTCAGCATACTCTTCACGGACGGAAGTGATTGCTACAGAAGTTGAATTGGTATCAGCAATTGCATTGGTAGCAGCAAACTTAATGCTGTCCTTATTCAAACCAATTAGAAGTTCTCTCTTGGTTGTCGTTACTGTTGCAGAAACACCACCTGTTTGTGCAATGGTATCACTACCATCAGCAATAATACCAGTAACGCCACCAGCCTGCAAACCAATTTCGAGAATTTTGTTTGCTGCGTCCCATGCAAGGACATCTACATCTTGTGCAGATCCACCAACAGTAAGATCCGCAGTAGTGCCAGCGGTGAAACTGCCAACAACGTTAGAAAGAGTTAACTTAAGAGAATACTTATAGACTCTACCTGCTGCGCCAGTTGTTGTGGTTAGTGCTTCATCGGCAACAAACTCGTGCTCGTTACCAGAGGAAGGTGCGGGGATTGCTGCAATTTGATCAGCACCAGCATCAGTTACGAAAATGCCGATCGAATCACCAAGTAAACCAGGAGTACGTGCTGCCCAATTCCAGGTAGTGCTTCCTCTACCTTCATAAACAGTTTCGTAGTCTTGGAGATTTTTGATTAATTCAGAAGTCTGACCACCACTTACCGAGTTCTTAAGAAGGGAACCTGCAACTCTGATAGTCTTTAGAAGACCACCATATGCAAGAAACTGAGAAGCGGTATACCAAAACTCAAAGTTTGATTCGTCGGGCTCACCAAAAATATTTACGAGTTGTCTCTCGCTGGAGATATCAACAATTTCCTCTACGGGACCTCTGTTAAAAGGAGCGGCAATAACTCCCACATTAAAAGCCGATGGTGTAGTTACCGTTGATAGGTCTCTCTCCTGAATAACTACCCCTGGCGATAGCTGATTGGATGCACTCATGTTTAATAACTCCTAGAAACTGTTCAGCAATTGTCTAGGATTATTTATATTTTTGAAAACTTATCTATACTCCCACATATAGGATTTATCTCCGTATTCTGCGGTCTGCCAAACATCACCTTGGGCATCCTTATAATATTCTGATTCCAATCCATCATCCATGAATCCAAATGGTGCCATATCTTGCTCAATCGCTTCTCTTTGGTCCGCGTAGATTCTTGCTCGCACATCATTATCATTCAATTCCTTGAAATATGGTTGCATTGCCATCCATGCAAAAATAACCATACACATAGCAAGGTCATCATTACATCCTTCTTCTGCTTGGAATGATACTCCTTTCTGTATGAAGGTTGTCAACTCGGCAATGCAATCGTAATCGGGAATCTCCAATTTATCATCTTCAATCAATACCTTTAAATTAGAGCAACCCACTTGTTTAACAGCAGTGGACATTTTAATACCCATCTGAGTTTTCTTACCAGAGAATCCCTGACCCAGTTGTTGTCCTGCACGTCCGCGCATCGCAACCATTAAAAGATTATCATACTCAAGATCATATTGAATAATGTCAGCAACTTGTCCACCAACATCATTTACCTCAACTAATACAAATGCATGATTATAATTTCTAGCGACATCAACAATTATATTTGGAAATAAGATTGGTTTAACATCATTATTCCTATATCTGGCAACTACTTGATATGGAATTGTAGTTGTATCAACCACCAAGAAAGCAGAATAATCTCCTGATACTCCTCTGGCAACATCTGCCGTGATGACATATTGATGACCCTCCTCACACCTTTTATATAATGCAAGTCCATTTTTTTCCGTAATCGGATCTCCATATGCCATAGTCCTCAACTTACTGGGACTAATAAGAGTATCGACAGATCCTAAGAATTCGCATTCAAACTCAACTCGGAATTGTTGCTCCGAAGTGTTTTTGATTGTTTGCTCTCTCCATTTAGCATCCCTTCCTGGGACTTGAGACCAATGGACTTCTGTTGGTATATATTCATTTGCCCCACGCTCCGCATCATGCCATAGTTTATAAAACATATTCATCCCGTGTGGCGTTGAGATGATAATTACTTTGGTTGATTTACCAGAAGATACAGTAGGATAAACAGAGCTAAAGAACTGGTCAGCGATATGATTCGGAACGAAAGCGAATTCGTCCAGAAAAATGACGTTAAAAGACATACCCCTGACGGCACTAGCAGAAGTAGATGCAGCCAAGATTTTACTTCCATTCTCCAATTCCAGTGATCCTCTATTCCATTGGAGGATTCCTTGCTGGAGCCA